CAACGAAGAGATCAAGAAATGCGACGACGCGACGGGTATCCCCGCTTATGCGTATGGCAACCCCCAGGTTGCTGGTGCTGGACGCACGGTTGGTGGGCTAGCGATGTTGATGGGGAATGCTGCAAAGGGAATCAAGCAAGTCATCGTTAACATCGAGCAGGACGTGCTCGATCCGATGATCACCGCGTTCTACAACTACAACATGCTCTACGATCCGGATCAGGCGATCAAGGTCGACGCGCAGGTGCAGGCCAAGGGGCCGACGTCGGTGCTGGCGCGCGAGACGGCGGCGGCGAAGCGGCTGGAGACGCTGCAGGTGGTGGGTCCGTTCATTCCGACCGGGATCATCCCGAAGTCGGGCTTGGCCACACTGTTGCGCGAGGTGCTCAAGTCGTCGGATCTGCCGGTCGACAAGATCATTCCCGATCCGGAGCTTGAGGCGCAGCTGCAGGCGGTGTCGGGTGCACCACCGGGGATGGAGGGGCAGCCACCGCAACCAGGGCAGCCCCCCGCACTTGGCGCACCACCCCCACCGCAGACTCCTGGCGCACCGCAGATGGTGCCGCAAGCGCCGGGACAGGGCACAGGACTGGTACCACAACCGGATGGGCGTAGTGGACCCGCAGGTGCGGTTACGCAGCAGTTGAATCAGGGAGGTTTGTAATGCCCATCTCCGGCCCGACAATCCCGCAGCGGCGGCATAACGCCACCAATCCCAAGCTGCTGTTGCCCGTGCTCGATGCGCAGGGTGCGCCGATTCTCGACGTGACGGGGTGGGTAGGTGTGTCGTATCCGTTCTGGGTGACGACGCAGCCGATGACATTGCAGGCCGCTGACTTCAGCGATACCGATTACGTCGTCGACATCGTGTACGTGCAGGTGTCGCCGGATAACGGCGTGACATGGCAGGACCTGTGGATACATGGCACGCCGGTCACGCTGCAGGAGTCGAACTCGCTGACCTTCATCAGCGTGCCGGGGATGTACCGGCTGTTTCGTACCGGGGCGTATCCGATCGATGGCGTGGCGACCGAGCTTGGCACGAGCATCGTCAGCGGCAGCTACAACACCTCGACGCATGATCCCGCAGTGCCGATGACGCCGATCGTGGGCGGTGTCGGTGCGACGGGTGCGACGGGACCCACGGGGCCGACCGGGTTGATCGGCAACATCGGGGCGACGGGCCCCACGGGTCCGACGGGTGCTGATTCGACCGTCACAGGTCCGACAGGCGATACAGGTGCAACGGGGCCGACGGGTGCCACGGGTGCCACTGGACCTACGGGTGCGGATTCGACGGTAGTGGGACCGACAGGGGCTACGGGCGCGACAGGACCGACAGGACCCACGGGTGCAACGGGGCCGACAGGACCTACGGGTGACACGGGCCCCACTGGGGATGATGGTGGTTCGTCCAACGTGTGGTTGTATCGCGCGAAGGTAACCATCATTACAGGAGATCCCAGTTCTGGTTTCCTTATTTGGAACAACGCGACGCAGATCAGTGCGACGCAGATCAATGTTCACTCACGCACCGATACCAATGTCGATATCGAGGCGTTCTTCAATCTGGTGACTGCGAGTGATCGCCTGTTGATTCAGCAACGCAATAACAGCGCGAATTATCAGGTGTTCATGACGACTGGATTGCCGACGATCGTCAATCCAGGCACGGCGAACGCGTATGCAGAGTTGCTGGTGTCCTTTGTTACCAGTGGTGGTACTGGCACTACCAATTTTCCCGGCAATACGCCGGTATTGCTGGCGATCCTTACCGACGGTCCGATTGGGCCAACGGGTCCCACGGGTCCGACGGGTGCAACGGGTGCCAATTCCACGGTTCCCGGGCCAACGGGTCCGACGGGTCCGACGGGTTCGACGGGTCCGACGGGTGCGACTGGACCTACGGGTCCGACTGGACCTACAGGCCCAACAGGTGCCACTGGTCCGACGGGGGCAACAGGCGCGACAGGGGCTACGGGTCCGACGTATCTTCCTCCGAACGAACAGTCAGCGAACTACACCACCGTGCTGGGTGATCAGGGTGGCATGATCAACCACCCATCGACCGACGCGAATGCACGCACGTTTACGATCGATGGGTCGCTAGCGTACAACGTGGGCGGTACGATCACGTTTACCAACCGAACGTCGCAGGTTCTTAGCATCGCCATCACGACCGATGCAATGACACTAGCAGGTACGACGACAACGGGTACGCGCTCGCTTGCGCAGAATGGAGTGGCTACCGCGCTGAAAGACAAGGCGGGTATCTGGCTGATCAGCGGGACGGGGTTGACGTAATGCTGATCGTCCCTGAACAGCGTCGTATATGGACGCCACACCAACAGCAACAAGCTGCGCCGCACGCAGCGCTGTTGATGACGACGGGTGCCCCACCCGATCCATATTTTGGAAACGTGGTCAACCTGACGACGTTCGATGGTGCCAACGGCGCGACGACGTTTCCGAATTTGGCGACGACTGGCGCTGGTCCCGCGTTTGCGGTGTTCTCCGGCACGCCCGCGCTATCGAATGCTTACGCGGAGTATGCGTCGCAGGCGACGTCACTGGCAACGACCCGTGACAATATGGTGGATACGGGGACCAACGCAATCTACAACATGCCGCAGGGGGATTTCACCCTCGAAATGTCGATGATGGTGCGGGATACCGGCACCGCCGGTAATGCGGTGGTTTGGGAGTTTCTTCATTCTGGGTCGGGGCGCGTGTTGTGGGGGTACATCCCATCCAAGTCTTCTCCTAATTACCGAGCTAGTGCCGAAGTAACCAGCTATGCGAGTTTAGGAACTGGAAGTAATTCAGTGCCACTCGACGCTTGGCACAAACACGCGGTTGTGCGCAGTGGAGTTCTCGCGTACTACTTCATTGACGGAGTGTTGCAGGGGTCGTCGGCGAACATCAGCGGCTCAGGCAACGCAAGTGGTACTACAGCGATCAACCTCGCCGCGCGTTCCCCCAACGCCATAGCGAGCATCTACTTTGCCAACTTCCGATATACCAAGGGGGTTGGGCGGTATACGGCTAACTACACTCCGGCCACTGGGCCGTTCCCGACGAGTTGAAGGGCGCACATGCCAATCAGCACAATCAGCAAGCCGTACACCGCAGCGAATCCGAACACCACAGACTCGGCGTGGAGGTTCTTTCCGCAGCGGAGCGGTGCGAGCGAGTCCAATGTGTTCGTGGTGGTCGACCAGCCGATGGTGGTGTGGGCTGCAGGGCTCGCAGGGGATGATGCAATTGCGTTGCAGGTGACGCCGGATGGCACGAACTTCACGGACTTCTACCTGTTCGACGTGCCGGTGCAGCTGACGATCACCAACGTGCTCATTGTGATCAAGGTTCCGGGGAAGTATCGGTTCCGCAAAGCGGTGGGCGGGTCGTCGGCAGTCGTGACAGGCATGCCGAGCACGATGACGCATGACCCCGACATTCCACTTACGCTGCCAGCAGCGGGTGCAACGGGAGCAACTGGTGCTACAGGCCCCTCTGGTCCGTTCGGGGGTGTCGCGCTTGTCGGTGAGCTTCGTGATTTGAGCTTGTCGACGACGGCAGATCAGGCGATCGAGATACTCGCGACGCGGTACCTCATCCACAGCATCATCGTGAACAACCGCAGCAACGATGACGAAGTGCCACAGGGCGGCATCTACACCGAAGCGAACAAGACCGGCGATGCGCTGGTGGATGCGTCGCAACTGTACGCGGCGGTGCATCCATACGAGAACATCTTCTGCACGATGACCACGGAAGGTGGCTACGTGCGCGAGGAGACGGAGATCTACTTCTCGCTGACGGTGGCGGTGGCGACGCTGACGGCTGACATCTTCGTGTACGCCTACGTGTTCGATACCGAATAGCATGGCCATCAACACACGCCGAACCAGTTGCGCGCCGCCTTCTCCGTTGTGCGGTGGGTGTGGTGAATGCAGCGAGTGCTGCCAAGCTCCTGTTGGTGCGACGGGCCCCACGGGTCCTGCAGGGCCGACGGGCCCCACTGGCGCTGGCTCCGATATACCGGGACCCACTGGTCCTACTGGCGCAACGGGCGCAACGGGCCCCACGGGCGCTGCTGGTCCGGGTGGTGGCGATACCGGCCCCACAGGCCCGACTGGTCCTACAGGTGCGACCGGGCCTACTGGTGCTGCGTCCACGATTACAGGTGCGACGGGTGCCACTGGCCCCACTGGGCCGACGGGTGGCGCGTCGGGTGTGCCGGGTCCGACGGGTGCTACCGGGCCGACAGGTGTTACGGGTGCCACGGGTGCTACGGGCTCACCAGGGATTCTCTGGGACGGTTCGTTGATTGGGTATACGACGTGGAACGCAGGCGCTAACTTCGGTATTTTGCAGAATTTTCCGAGCGGCACACTGATCGCGTCAGACGCAGGTAGCGCGCTGTTGAACAGCGGGTACATGCGGATCACCACGGGGGCGGTATCTCAGAGCGATGCCGGTGGTGCGATCAATACGCTGCTCAACCCCATGTGGTGGCGCGGGGATGCGGTAGATCGCGGGGTGTGGGAACTCGATATCGATCTTGCGATCGTGCAGGCGCAGTCGACGATGAAGATTGCCTGCGGGCTTTTTGCGACAGGCGTAGCGCCCCCGCTAGGGGCAACGTTTGAGCCATCGGCGAATGTCAACTGTATCTTCCTTGGCGCGGATTCGGGTGACGCGAACCTGCAGATCATGTACAACGACGCGTCGGGCGCGTGTACCAAGGCGGATCTTGGTGGCAACTTTCCCAAGTCAACTGGCGTCTACGTGCGGCTGTCGTTCGTGTGCTTGGGCAATGGCGCGGTGATCTCATACAACGTGCATCGACTCGACGCCAGCGTGACTGATGCGGGTAGCTCGCCTGCATCGAACATCCCCAGTACTACGACGTTCATGAATTGCTGGCTGCGGCATGGCAATGGTGCCACTGCAGCTGACGCAATGATGGGGTATGTGCAGGCGTTCACGTGGTTCGCGCCGGTCGGCTAGATGCCTATTACGACGCGGCGCGATGATTGTGGCGATGTTGGTGGCCCGACAGGCGCTACAGGTGTAACTGGCCCCACCGGACCGACTGGCCCAACGTCGACTGCTGGTGCCATAGGTCCTACGGGTCCTACGGGTCTTACGGGTGCAACAGGCCCTACTGGTCCCGATGGTGGTGACACAGGTGCGACAGGTCCTACGGGTGCGACGGGTCCTACAGGTGCTGCATCCACTGCGACGGGTCCTACGGGTGCGACTGGTGCTACGGGTGCCACTGGCCCTACAGGGGCAGGATCTCCAGTCACTGGTGCTACGGGCGCGACAGGTGCGACAGGTGCGACAGGTGCGACAGGTGCGGCGGGTACGGGCGGCGACGGGCGCGACATCTGGGACGGTGGCCTTATGGGCTACACGTCATGGAATTTCGGTAATCATGCTGGGTTTATCGCAGGGATTACGTCGGTCGATATCGTTGCTGCGAGTGCTGGGTCTGCGCTGGGCAGTCGTGGGTATGTTGCGGTTATCAGCCCGATCGGCCCTAACAACGAGATAACGTTCAATCTCACCGGACTCAGCAACAAGGTGTTCTGGCGGGGCGGGGGTAGCACTACAGGGCAGGGCGGGTTCGAGATCTACATTGACTTCGCTCTTGTATCTGTACCATCGACGCTGAAGCTGCTGCTGGGGCTCATGTTTGGGCAGCAGGGGATGGGCGCTAGCGAGCCGTCAGCGCGTGTCGGCATATTCACGTTGGCTGCAGATTCCACTGACACTAACCTGCAGATTTTTCACGCGGGAAGTGTGACTCCGGCCAGTGCCAACAAGATCGATTTGGGCTCGAACTTCCCCAAAACTAACGGGACGTACGTGCGTTTCACACTTACCTGTCCTGGTAACGGTGCAGACATCACATACCGCGTGCGTCGCTTGGACACGTCGGTGCCTGACGCTACTGGTACTCCGGTTATCAACGTCCCTCCTGACACCATGCAGCTGCTGGCGCGGTTCGAGCATAGCCCTGGCATCACCCCGGTCACGGCCACCCTGGGTTACGTGCAGGCCCGAGCGAAGGTGCTGGCGCTCCCCTGAGAGCGCAAGGGCTAGTGCTGTTTGGGCCTTGACATACTGTATTTGACTACCCACAATGACGCGGCCCCCCTGGCGTCGCCGGGGTGGATTCATACCAGAAAGGCGGTGATTTCATGGCGTTCGGCCTTGGTACCAAACCCGCGCACATGCTACCCAAACCCTCGGTCGTGAAGACGTCGCGTCCGCTGGGCAAGCTGTCTGTGCCGAAACCGAAAGCTGGCATCTCGCGCCCCACCTCGGCGAGTGGCTGCTGCGGGAAGCGGGCGTAACGAATGAACTCTCCCAGCGGTGACGAGCTAGAGGCGATCAAACGTCTCGCATCTCGTCCCGAGGGGCAGATGTTCCTTGGGTACCTTCAGCAGGCGATGGTCGACACAGGCAAGCGGCTGACGTTCGAGCAGGATGCGACTAGTGTGCGCGTGCTGCAGGGCAAGGCGCAGGCACTCGACATTTTGCTGAAGGCTTGGAAACCGTAGTTCATCGAGTTCCGGGTACCAACTTAGGCCCCGGTCAGGAGAGATCCAAACATGGCAGCAGTTCCCCAAGCAGTGCGAGAGCGGAACCAACGTGATGAAGCAGCGCTTCGTGAGCAAGGTATCGATCCGAACGGACCGCCACCGGCCTTCACCGCGCCGCCCGTTTCGCAAGCCCCTGTGGCGGCTCCTCCTCTGGCACCTGCACCGATCGACGACGCGGCGACGCTTCGCGCTGAGAACGAGCGACTCAAGCAAGAACTCTCTACTCAGGGTGGGCGCGTATCCGCTACGGCGACGGAGGTTGAGGAACTGAAGCAACGCTTCGACCTTATCAACCAGAACCGGGCGTTCCTCGAATCAACCGTCACTACGATTTCGGAAAAGAACCAGCAACTCGAACGCGAACTTGCTGAGGCGCGAGCCAGTGGCACCAAGTCGCAAGTCGAGGAGGTGGTGACGAAGCTGGATGATGCAGGCCCCACCAAGGAACAGATCGAGCAGTTTGGTGCGGACTCGCAGAACTTCGTGGAACGTATCGTGCAACAACGCATGGCTGCGGCGCTTCGTCCGCTGGCTGCGCAGATGAAGCACATGGAAGGGTTGCTGGGTCGCGTCAAGGACATCGACGCAAAGATTCCCCAATTGGAGAAGTCGGCGAAAGTGGCGGATTTCAACACCGCCCGTCAGCGCGAAGATCAGTTCCTTCGCTCCGAGATCCTGCCGCACTTTCCCAATTTCGAATCCGTACGCCAAACGCCCAAGTGGCAGGATTACTTGAAGCGTGACACCGGGCGTGGGTATCGGCTGGGTAATCTCCTGCAGGTGTATCGAGAGCAGAACAATGCTGACGGTATCCGTGCCATCCTGGGCGCGTTCTACGACGCGGAAGCAAAGCCAACGTTGGATTCTCTGGCGGTCCCTGCAAAGTCAGCCGCCGATGCACCCCTTACCCCCGCTGTGCCCAAGATGAAGGCGTCGGAATATAAGGCGAACCTTCGGGCCATGACGTCGAAGACGATGTCGAAGCAGGACTGGGATGCGTACCGGGCTCGCTGGGAGCAGGCGCTCCAAGCGGGTAACGTCGATATGGATACAGAACTTCGGTAACCTCCAAGGAGCATCCAACCATGGCACTTCCTGCTGCATCTGGGTACCCGCAATATTCGGGTTCCCTCATCCCCCCGATGTTCTCGTCGAAGTTGGTCGAGCAGTTCTACTGCTCATCGACTTACGCGGATATCACCACGACGGAGTACTCCGGCGAACTCAACAAGTGTGGCGACCAGATCACGTTCTTCCGGTCCCCGCGCGTACGCGTGCGTCGCGGCCAGAAGGACAGCACGATCAAGCACGATACGATCGACACCTGCCCGATCACAATGGTCGTCGACAAGGAACTGGAGTTCTCGGTCAAGATCGCCAAGGTCGACGTCAAGCAGATCTGCAACTGGGACTCGTGGCAGACCGCGCTGCTGAAGTCGGCGTCGTACAACATCGGCGAGGCGATCGATCAGGAACTGCTCGCCAAGATGTACGTCGAAGCGGACCCGACCAACAAGGGTGCAACGGCGGGTGTGCGCACCCAGTCGTACAACCTCGGCGAAGTTGGCGCGCCGGTCGAACTCACGTCGGACAACATCTGGCAGTTCCTCACCCAGGTGGCTGGCGTGCTGCGCGAGCAGTGCCTGCCGATGGAAGACCTGTTCATCGTGCTCCCCGACGTCGCGCTGCCGATCCTGCTCAATTCGCCGATGCTGGCGAATAATGCGGGGCTCGCGGGTGCGTGCTGCGAAGTCGCGTCGAACGCCATCCTCAATGGCAAGATCCCGGCCAAGATCGCGGGATTCGACGTGTACATCTCGCACAACGTCTTCAGCACGACGGACGGTTCGGATGTCGTCTACGAGATCGTCGCAGGCTGGCGTGGTGCCACCGCGTTCGCGATGCAGATCGAGGAGACGCGGATCATCGACAATGACAAGGACTCGTGGGATATCTACCTGCAAGGCATGACCGTGTACGGCTCCAAGGTCATCCAGGCGGAAGGTCTTGCGGGCGGCTACGTCACGTTCGGCTAACCCACCACTTCACAGAAGGAACATTGAATCATGGCTGAATACAACCTGTTCATGGGTGGGCAGGGCGGCAACAGCAACAACCTGATGATGCCGTCGAACACCCCTTGCGATGTCGAGGGGTACGCGGACCACCAGCGTTCGCGCGACTACGCCATCGTCCGCCAGCTGAACTTCTCACCGCGCGTCCCGTTCGGTGGGCTGGACTCCAATCCGGACCAGAAGGACTACTGCTGGTACCAGAACCTGCTGGGCAACGACACGGACGTCGAGGTGGGGGATTTCCTCAACCTCATCGCGATCACGCCCTACAGCCGTCTGGAGTTCGTCGAAGTCAACGTCGTGGTCCCCAAGACCGGGCTCGTGATGACGGCGTTGCGTCGTACCGACATTTGCCCGGGTTCCCCGGCGGAGTCGTCGATCGCTCTTACGGCAGCGTCAAACTCGCCGTTGGCGGTGAACGCGATCGGCGCGACGGAAGGCATCTTCTTCAGCACGCGGGTCGACTCGTCGCTGTTGGTGCATTCGTATGTGTCGTTGGAAGTCACGGCGGTTCCGGCATCCGGTAACGCACTGTCGGATCTGTTCGTGATCGTGCAAGCCGAGGTGGTCGACTGGGGCTCGTACGATTTCAACGGCAACGCGTAACCGAGTAAGTGGGTGATGTACCTTTAGGCGGCGGGGGCTTCGGCCCTTGCCGTCTTTCTACGACCAAGGAGTGGTAATGCAGACGGCAACCGAGGTGGGCAAGTATGTGACCGATGGCAAGCAGGTGTATCCGTACAACGCATTTCTGGATGACCTTGTGGCCAACGGCACGTTGCAGTACTGCGCCAAGCCGGAGAAGGTGTCGGCGTCGCCGAAGCCGGTGTTTCGCTCGCCGCTCAAGTACACGCCGGAAGAACGGCTGGAGTTGGCGCGCAAGCTCAACATCACGCTGGGCGAGCTTACGAACTACAGTCCGCAGGAGTTCGAAGCGGCGCTGGCAACGCTGGAGAATCCGCAGCCGGTGGTGGCAGCCGAACCCGCAACGGGGTTTCCGACCTGATCATGGCACTTCTCGCGAGTTCCCTTTTCTACGCGTGCTCGATCGAGCTTAACGATCTCGACTATGTGCGGTGGACGAAGGAGAACCTCGCGGAGTATCTGACCGATGCAATCTCGGTGATGTCGGCGCTGAAGCCAACGCTGTTCACCGTGTTCGAGCCTCTGCGGCTGGCTCCTGGCTCGCGACAAACGGTGCCCGGTGAGTTTACCGAGTTGATCGACGTGTTGTACAACCTCCTCCCCGACGGCACCGAAGGCGAACCAGTCAATGCGGGTTCGTTCACTGCGGCCCGTGCGCTTGGCCGATCTGCGTGCACGCCTGCCTATGGCGTTGGCTATGTGGTTCGGTCGTATACCGTACACCCCGAGAACGATACCTTCTATTCCGTCGATCCGCCTGCGCCCACGGTGAATCCTATGCCTGCGGTGATGGCGCTGGTGCGGCGCGCTCCGAACGTGATAACGGTCGAGACGGATGCAGTCGTCATGGCCAACACGACCCCGGAGACGTACCGTTCGGCGTTGTTGGAGTGGATGCTATACCGTGCGTTCGCACGCGACAGCGAGTCGTCCGACTCGTTCCAGAAGTCGCAGGCGCACTACAAGGCGTTCTATCAGTTTCTCGGCTTGCCACCGCGCGACAAGGATGCAGTGCCTGTCGCAGCGAAGACCCGGGAGACAATGAGTGGCGCGCCCAGTCAATGATTTCGTAGCGCTTACACGTGTCAAGGGCGCGTTTACCGCCGCCCAAGCTGATGCCGAGCTATCGGTTCAGCAGACCATCATCGATCTCTCCGAACGTGCGGGTGTGTGGAAGCACGAGGCGGAGTTCACGCTGCAGACCGGCGTGCCTGACTACCCCATCGACGTACCCGAGCAGACACGGCTCGTGGCGATCGACATGGTGGAACTCGACAAGACGAAATACAAGACGTCGATCGCATCGCGTACGTGCGCATGCGGCGGCTGGAATATTTCGATCCCCGACGATCGTACGGTGTGGTTCAACCCAGTGCCGTACCCCGTGTGCGAGACGTGGGTCAAGCTGCATTTGTGGCTCGCGCCGTTGCTGGAGTGTTGTGAGTTTCCCGACATCCTGTATCAGGAGTTTGGTGAGACGATCGCGTGGGGTGCAGCGTCGCGGCTCCTGCAGCAGCCGAAGCAGGAGTACACCAACCAAGGGCTGGCTAACCGCTGCTTCAACCTGTACGAGGCGGGGGTTACGCGGGCGAAGAACAAGCGGGTGCTCGAACGCACGACTGGTCCGCTGCTGATGCGTGGTTCGTATTTTTAGGAAGCGATGATGAGCCACTGCCAACCCTGCGAGACGATTAATTGCTTCGTGCCCCCGCTGCTGCAGCCGGGGCCGACGTCGGATGCAGCGTGGTGCGTGCCCTACTGCGGCGCGTGCTGTGGACGCCATCGCCGGTACGCGACGAAGGACTACGTCGAGATCACGCCCAACGTGCGTAAGACGTTCATTCGCATGCTGTCGAGCGTGTACTTCCCGGCGCAAGTCGATCCTACGCGCATGCACATCTACATCGAGATCCGTCTGCGCGGGTGCGAGACGGTGATCGGGTGCTACAACGCGTTCCAGCGTACTGCTGACGGGTTCCTTGGGTTCTACTGGGATTCGGAGTTCAACGAGGCGTGCCCAGGGCTGTACGTCGGTGACGTGTACATCGACTGCGACTACTGCTTCTCAGTTAAATTCCGCATTCCGCGTTGCTCGATCATCGTCGATTCGTTCTACAACGAGATGGCTACCGAGACGTGCGGCGCGGGCGAATGCAGCATGCTGGACACCGTCGGCGAGGGAGTCGTTGGTGGCGTTGCGTGCGAGTCGGTCCCGTCGTCGGAGTGCGGGCTGCCTGCACCCTATTTCGAGACGACGGACCCGGTGGTACCGGAGCCGTTGGAGAACTGTAACCTTGCCTGCCAACCACCGTTCCACATTACCGGCGATGGCATCGTCGGCGACATCTAGGAGAAAGTAATGATCGTTATTCCGAACTTTGCCCGTACGACGCTGCGTTCGGCGATCACGCCTAGCTCGCTGCAGCTGCCGTTGGCGACGGGGGGTGGCGCATATTTCGCTATCGGTACCGGCAACTACGTGTACCTCACCATCGAAGACGGTCAGTCTGTCGAGATCGTGAAGTTCACCAACACGGGCGTGATCGTCAATGACACGATCACCGTGGAGCGTGCGCAGGACGGCACCACCGCGAAGGCGTTTCCTGCTGGTGCGTGCGTGAAGGTGGCGTGGAACGTGGCGCAGATGTACGCGTACATCAACCAGATCTTCATCGACCTGTTCGATTCGTCGATCCTGCCGCCGAATACGATCGAGGTAGATTCGCCCCCCGTTGTGCCGCCGCCCCCCAACGTCATCTACGCGATTTGGTACCTGCAGCGGCAGTTCTGGTACTGGAATGGCACCAGCTGGATCGAGATCGGCAACCCGCGCTATGGCACGCTGGCGGGCAGCGGTGATCCGTCAGGCACGCCCGACAACGTCGTGTCGTACTACGTCGATCTCGACACGGGCAATCTGTGGTACTGGACGGGCAGCGCGTGGATGACGGTGGCGAGCGGGCAGAACAACACCGAGGAGTACTGGGTGCGGTCTGCACTGGGCACCGATCTCTACATCCTTCCCTCCGACTCGCAGATCGAACTTGGCGCGATCACGGTCACCGATCGCTACCGTACGTACCCCAACGGCGTTGCAGCGAACACGATTCTGCAGACGCAGATTCATGGCGGTTCCCCCCGCACGACGTTGCTGGAAGACGCGGCGATGGAGGTGAGCATTTCGGTGAAGGGCGACTTCGGCAGCGACCCCGTGCCCGATGCGGTGATGGCGCTGGTGATCTCCAACAGCTACGACTCGTCGTTGTACGGCAACGGATTCGCTGTCGACCCGGACTTTAACCCTGACATCACGATCAGCGCGACGACGGGCGTGCTGACGTGGCCTGCTGGCACGTACTTCGATGGCAACCTCTTGTACTCGCGCAAGGGCGCGGGCCCAACGTGGCCTAACTTCCACATACAGCAGGTGTCGTACGCGTTCCACGTCGTGGAAGCTGGCGTCGGCCCGTAACATGCCGAGCGTTCGACTGCAGAACATGGGGGGTATCGCACCTCGGCGCTCGCCGAGGCTGCTCCCCTTGTCTGCGGCTACGATCGCGGAGAGCACCAAGCTGTGGTCAGGCGAGGTGCACCCGTTCCGTAATGGCAAGGCACTTCCTGACGATATGCCGGTGGCTCCGGTGCGTACCATCTTCCACGTGGCCGAGGGCTGGCTTGCGTGGAAGACCGACGTCGATGTAGTCCTTGGGTTCACTCCCGATGCGCCGCTGGGGCGCGTGTATTACACGGGAGACGGGGTACCCAAGGTCATCGATCAGGTGCAGGCGAAAAGCGAGGCACCGACTCCGTCGAGCGCGTTCCCTCTCGGCGTGCGTGCGCCTGCGTACCCGCCGATCATTACGACCACGACGCCAGGATCGCCGTCGGAAGCGCGCACGTATGTGTACACCTTCGTCACGGTGTTCAACGAAGAGAGCGTGCCGTCGCCGCCATCGGATGTGATCATCGTGCAGGATGGCGTGGTGGCTACGGTGGACTTCTCGGCGTCGTTGCCGGGACCCAACGTGTCGCGCGTGCGTATCTACCGCAGCAACGGCGGGCCGTTCATCTTCGTCAAGGAGCTTCCGCAGTTCACGGGCACGTGGCCTGACTCTGCCACGAACGAAGACATCGAAGGCAACGAGCAGCTGGTGTCGCAGTATTACTACCCACCCGACTCGCGCATGATCGGGTTGGTAGGCACACCGAACGGTTGGCTTGCGGGTTTCTTTGAGAACAAGGTGGCGTTCTCGGTGCCGTATCAGCCGCACGCGTGGCCCCCTGCGTACGTGAAGTATTTCGATTATCCGATCGTGGGGCTGGGCGTGTTCGGTACCACCGTCGCAGTGTTCACCGAGGGACCGACGTATCTGGTCGATGGCATGGACCCGGAGAACCTGTCGGTGGATCGTGTGCCTGATGTGTATCCGTGCGTGTCAAAACGCTCGATTGCAACGGGTGATCGTGGGGTGTACTACTCAGCGCTGGGCGGGCTCGCGTTCGTTGGCTCCGGTGGCGTGCAGCTGGTGACCAAGGACATCCTCGACGAGGATGACTGGAAGACGTGGCATCCGGATACGATGCACGGCACCGTGTTCGATGGGTATTACTATGGCTTCTTCCGGGGTGATCGCCAGACGTCGGACCCCAACGAGAATGGCGCGGGGTTCATCTTCGATATCAACGACCGCACGACAGGGTCGTTCGAGAACGCGCTGTTGACGACGATCCCGTTCTACTCCCCGGCGATCTACGCTGGTCCCGACGTGCGCATGCATTACGTGCGCTCGAACCTGACCGTGACAACGCTGTACGAGTGGGATGCAGGCACGGGATTCGAGCCGTACATCTGGCGGTCCAAGCAGTTCGTGTTCCCTTACAACGTGTCGTTCGCAGCGGCGAAGGTCATCTTGCGTTGCACGGCGGAGCGCACGTGCACGTTCCGGCTGCTCGATGGTGCGTGCAACGTGGTGGTGTTCGAGAAGAATGTCACTAGCAGCGCTCCGTTCCGGCTCCCCGCGCTGCTCTCTCGGCTCGACTGGATGGTGGAGATTGAGGGCGAAGCCGATGTGCAGGAGATCCATTGCGCGACGTCGATGCAAGAACTGACGGAGGGCGAGTGATGGCTAACGAGATGAAGCGCCCCGGTATCCCGGCAGTCCCGCACGCTGTTGATCAGAATGTGCGCAAGGCGCTGGCTGCGCTCAAGGAGAACGTCGAGATCAGCAACGGCATCCGTACCGGCACGGCGGTCGATGAGAGCGGCTGGAAGCGGCGCACGGTGTCGTTGAACATGCTGATCAAGCTGGGGATCATCACCGAGGAACAAGCACGTAGCGTTTGGCAGGAGCCGTGATGTCTGAAATGGGCGATTGGCTTAGCCAGATGTTCAGCGAGGGCACGTTCACGCGGCCACCGAACGAAGGACCATTCCCTGCGCCGGATGATCGCGGACGTGGCGCTCCGCCACCGGACTCGCCTTACGTCCCGGCTCCGAACACGCGCTTGCCGACAGATCCGGTGGCACCCCCTGATGCAGGCACCCGGGTGCCCGACGTGCCGCCCCCTGGCGCTGTTACTCCGCCATACGAAGGTGCTCCTCCGTGGGCAGGCGACCCCAACATCCCGGCACCGCTTGCTGCGTGGTTGCGCTCGTATCAGTTCGGTGGGCAGTCGACGATCCCGCAGGAGTTGTACGACCTATACGGCGGCGATCAGATCCTCTCCGCGATCCAGAAGTACGACCCCAATGCACGGTGGTCGACGCAGGACCTATATGGCGGCGAGGGTGGTACCGGAGGAGTAGGGCACCGGCTCGATTTCGATCCGCGCACGATGCCGCAGGCCGCAGGTCCGCTGGGCTGGATGTACCCGACCAACGAAACGGGTGATCGGCTGATCAACCCCGAGATGAAGTATTACGACCCGGTCTATGGCTGGGTCACCGATCCGCGCAACGTGAATCACGGCAACAACGAGGGGCTGCACAAGTGGGCTCCGTACATTGCAGCTGCGATCTCGATGGGCGGGCCTGCGCTGGGTGCTGCGCTTGCCGGTGCAGGGATCGGGGCAGGCGTGGGTGGCACCGCTGCGGTGACAGGTGGTGCGGCGGGGTTGAACGCAGCCAACATTGCGGGCGGTGGTGCGCCTACGTGGTGGTCGAACCTGCTGAGTAAGGCTCCGCGTACGGGCGGTTCGATCGCGTCTGGCTTCTCTCCCCCTACCAACCCCAACCCCGCAGGCTCCGGCCCTCCTGTACGCCCGCCTGTGGCTCCTGCCGGGGCACCGCCAGCACCGCGCTCGAACCCGTATGGTGCACCGATGCCGCTCGCGCGCAATCAGGTGATGGGCGATCCGTTCGGTATGCCGCAAGCGATGGGGACGACTACCCCGCAGGCGCGCAAGGGCGGCTACGACTCGTATGGGTTTGACCCGACGGCGTTCAATTCTGGTGGTTCGGCGATGAAGCCGAACAGCGGTGACTCGAAATTGGTAGCGACCCAATTCGCTGATGACCCGTATCGATTTTCGTAGAGGCAGACATGGCGCGTGATCCGTACGGCTTCGGTGATCTACCCCCAGATACCCGCACGCGTGCGGCACCGCCCCCGGCTGGCTGGGGCGCACCGTTTTCTGGGCCGCCTGCGACGGGGGATATGAATCGAGGTGGGCGCATCCCTGATTTTGGCGTACCCAACCCCACGATCCCCCCCGACGGCTCGTCGTATATGTATCGGCAGCCAATGGCCGATACGCCTGCACCTGTAACTCCGCCGGGGCCTGCTGCGTTCGCCGGATCTCCGCTCAATACGTTGTACGGGATCGACAGCGAGTCGAATCTTACTGACGACCAGCGCAAGCTCGCGCGCATGATCCAGGGCAAGTTCGATGCGTCGCTGAATCGCCGTGACCGCGAGCTTGCGCAGTACGGTGCGCCGCAGCTGTCGAGCTTCGTTGAGGATGAAGCACTGGCGCGTGCGATGGCGTTGGCCCGTGGGCTCAACATCCCGGTGCAGAACGCGCTTGGCATGGTGCAGGGCAGTGGGCCGACGTCACGTGGTGGCACGGGTGGTGGCGGTGGTGGGCCGGGAAGTAGTGCGCGCCAGCCGACGAACCAACGAGGTGGTACGAGCCAGCAACGTATCCCTGCTGCAGCGCGCGTCATTCCGCCTACTGCGAATCCGAGCCAAGCAGCGAAGTGGCAGCAGATCATGGGCGGGCTATCGTCGATCCTGCCGTTGCTCATTGGCAAGGGCGGCATGAACAGCCTGATGAATGACGGGTTGATCAAGTGGGTGGGGAACAAATTCCAAGAGACGTTCGGGGAAGTTCTCGATCCCCGCGCTGCAGAGATATTGGTCAATCAGGGTGTGTCACCTACCGATGGCGGGCTGGCGTTCAATCCCATCACGGGTATGCCGATGGCGGGTGGCTATGGCCCCACGCAGGACATATGGGGCGACTACACCCGCACTGATGAATTGGTGGGGCCTCCTGCGTATCTGGCTGGGGGTGAGGAACCGTTCACCGACTATGGCCCCGGTACGGAGCCGGGGTGGGGTGGTGAGAGTGATTGGTGGGCTAATGGTGGCGGTAACGATTGGTGGAGCGATGGTGGTGGCGCGGGTTGGTGGGGCGATGACAACTATTGGTATCCCGATGCGGGCAACGTCTGGGATATGAGTGATCCGTTCGGTGTTGGTGGGTGGTAGGAGACGACGATGGCTGACTGGGACGACTGGCTTACAGGGATCAGTGGCGGGCTTTCGGGCGTCGTCAAGGGTATCGACGCGGGCATGGCTCCGTTCAGCACGTGGGAGGGTATTCGCAGCAAGGATCTCGCCAACGATCGCTCCGAGATCGGCAACCGTGATCTGGAACTCATGCAGTACGCGCGTGAGGGTGGCACCGATTATGGCTACTACGGCAACAAGATCGGTGCCGAGGATACCGGGTACCGGCAGAAGATCGCATCGGGCGAGCGCGACATCTACGGGCAGCAACAGCAGCTTGCGCTCGCGCAGTATCTCTCCGATCCCGAGGGCGCGTTCCAGCAGGGGTTGAAGGAGACGGGGTGGACGCCGGGAACGCCGGAGTATCGCGAGTGGCTCGCTGAAGCGATGTCGATGTATGACCCATCGGCAGCTACCACGGCGTACGACAAGATGGGTATCCCCGGCATCGAGAACCGCAATCTCAACGAGCAGGCTGCGCTGGAGCACCTACAGCAGTTCGTGCGCCAGAAGGACCCTGGGGCCACCGTGAAGCGTATGTCAGATGGCACGGTCGTCGTGATCGACTCCAACGGCGAGATGACACCAGTGCCGGGGGATCAGATGACGAAGCTGTATGACCGGCTCGCAGGCACGGGCGGCGTGGCGGGTGCGGAGGATCGCGGTATCAAGGAGATGATTGCGATCCAGGCGGCCAATGCACAGATGATGAAAGCGATGCAGGAAGGGAGGATCGATCCGAAGCAGGTATTCAACCACCTGAATAGCGAGGGTGTACGGATCAACCAAGAGGCGAATCGTGCGGCTACCGATCTTCGCACGCTTGAGCGGGCTGACACTACTATGATGGAGGATGCGGCGAAGGCTGCGCACTTGGCGCGTATCGAGGAGAAGCGCGCCGAAGTGGCGCAGCTTAAAGCGCTCTTTAACCGCAACCTCCAATCGTTGAACTCTGTCATCCGTGGTGGTGGTACGCCAGGGAGTGCAGCGTATAGCGGGCGTCCGCAGGGTGGCGGCAACGCACCGTGGATGATGATGAACCCCATTACTGGGGAGCCGATGGCTGGGTCTGGTGGTGGCGGGCGAGTAACTGCTCCACGGTTTGCTCCCGGCAGTATTGCGCGGCGTGCTGCGGGGATGGGGGAATCAGGCCCCGGTTCAGAACCGGGATGGGGCGGTGGCAATCGTCCTCCGGCTCCGTACTCTGCGCCATCGCAGCCGCCCCCTGTGCAGGTGCTCCCTGACTGGATGTACGGTGGCGGTTCGAAAAATCCTCCACCGTCGTTTAACGAGGGGCTTGGTGATACAGGCGCACCGCAGCTTGGTGGCATGGACATCAATCAGGTGATCGCTATGTTGCAGGCGTTTGGAGTCGGACGTGCCTAGCACCTTCCGCCCTTACTCACGAGAGGAACTTCGTCAAGCGGCGGAGTCGTACGGTATCGATCCCGCGTTCGTGGAAGCGGTGTACTCCGTCGAGTCGTCGGACGGTAACGACCCCAATGCAATGCGTGCGCGTTCGGTGAAGCGTAAGCGCGATCGCACGATCGTGCGTGGCCCATTCCAGCTGGAAGACGACACGGTTGCCGATCTCATCCGCAAGCACAAGCTGGGATCGGTGAATGTCGACGATCCCGACACACATCTCGATCTTGCACTGCGGCAGATGGCGGAGCTTCGTGATCGGTACGCTGGTGACTATCGCAAGATGGCGCAGGCGTATCTGGGTGGTCCCGGCGGAGTCACGAATCCGAATGCCAAGGACGAGCTTGGCACATCGACTGGCGTGTATGGCAACAAGATCCTCGCCAAGATGAACGAGATTAGCGGGGGCACCGATGTGTCGGCCCCGATGGGTGGTGGTGCGCCGTTTGACATTCCGGGGCTGATTCTTTCAGCACCGCGTAGCGAAGATTCTCCGTTCATGCACGGAGCGAGTGCGGGTGGTGACATCTTCGGCATCCCCGCTGGGTTCGAAGACAACCCGTTGATGATAGGTGGTGGTGGCGGGTTCAACGACAACCCGTTGCTGGTGGGTGGCGGCGTGAGCATGGGCATCCCCGAAGAGTTGGGCGGCGACATGCCGTTGATGCAGACAGCGAATAGTGACGACACCGATCAGTATCTGGCACGCATGACCGACGAAGTGTTCAGGGACATCGTGAATGCCTGATCCGCGCGACTATCTGATACCCGAAGAGACGTCGTTGTGGGGCGAGGAATATCGCGCCGCAGGTGGACTCACGGCCCAAGATATGTTGTCGTGGCAGGATGCCAACCGTGCATCACAGTACGATTCGTATGGCTACGAGCCAGAGCCTGTCGCTCCGCCGCAGCAGCAAACGTATCTCGATCCCGAGCAGTTCGTCGACTGGCCGACGTATCAAGGCATCGTTTCTGGCAAGCTCAAGCCTCACGAGGCGTATGACGAGTACCTCACGGTTGCATTGCCTACGCAGCTGCGTGACATGGGGTACGGCGACGACGAGATCCGGCAAGAGCTTCAGCAATTCTCGCAGTTGGTGCAGGCTCCCGCTGTCGACAATGGATTCATCGGCAACATCTGGGATTCGATAACGGGCGGGGTTAAGGGCGGCACACGTGCGGAGCAGGCGACGGGCAATCTCATCGCGGGTGATCTTGATGACATCGCCAAGCTCGTCACCGAGCAGGCTACGGGCCAACGTCCGAACGCACCGCTGCAACGGTTCCAGCAAGCGATCAGCACGCCGGAAGCACAGGCGGGGCTGTGGGATGCAGTCAAGGCGTACGCCGGTGCTGCGTGGGATGAGAAGGAAGGCGCGCTCAATTTCCTCGCGGAGCAGTTTGCACAGTCGTATCCGAGCTTGATTGGCGGCGTTGGTGGCGCGGGTGCTGGTGCGCTCGCTGGTCCGCTGGGTGCGCTCGTTGGTGGCGTGGCGGGTATCGGCGCGGGGTCAGCGTCGGTCGAGGTAGGTTCGCAGATCCTTGAACGTGTAGCTAGTGCTGCGCAGGCGCGCGGCATCGATCCGCGCGATACGAACGCCGTGCGCGCGATGATTAACGACCCGGAGGTTTACAACGAACTCCGTAACGCAGCGCTGGCCAAGGGTCTGACGGTGGGTGCAGCGGATGCTGCGGTGTCTGCGTTCTCGCTGGGCATGGGCAAGTACGCTGCGCAAGCTGCGCGTGCGGGGAGCCGTGGTCGTGCGACGGGGTTCGCGGGTGCGGGGCTTGCTGGCGAGACAGTGGGTGGTGCGGGTGGCGAAGCGCTGTCGCAGGTAGCGGCGGGTGATCAACTTAATTACCGTGACATCGTAGGCGAAGCGTTCGGCGAGCTTGGCCCGGGTGGTGCGAATGTATTGATCGGCTCGCTGTTGCCGCAGCAGCGGCAAGTGTTGCCGGGGGAGACACCACCTGTAGAGGAAGGCCCAGACGATTTTACTGATGCGGATCTCGCGGCATCGACGCTGCCTGAAGAACCCCCACCTCCACCCAATCCGACGTTGATGGTGGGCTCCGAGGGCGTCGCGTTTCTTCCAACGCCGGAGAACATTGCGGCACGAGATACGTTTCTTCGGCGCAGTGCGATCGATATCCCCGAAGCTGGCGAGACGATCGAGATCACTGACGTACCCGGCGCGGCTGACATTCTACCTCCGCGCGATCCCGACCTTGCACGCGATCAGGCGAGGCTGGCGCGTGGCGTAGAGAACATCGACATCACGCCACCGGATGAACCCCCACCCCCGGGCGGTATGGAGGTGGGCGCGGGTCCCGCAGGCTTCGCTGGCCCCATCGAAGAGATCACGCTGCAGCCCGCGCAGGCCGTCGACAGTGCCGAGCTTCGCATTCGTGACGGGCGGCTGCTCACGGTGCTTCCGCCAGGGCGTGGTAATCCGCCGTTGCTTGGTGGAGTGCCGGGTGTTGGCACGCCGGAGCAGCTGGAGGATCTGCGGCTTGCGTATTTCGCCACCGAACAGCCGGTGGATCTCGATGCGCGCATGACCAACGAAGAGAACCTGCTGTCGTGGATGGCGGATCGTGGCGTCCAGTTGGTCAGCGACGAGCAACGCGCGATTGTGCAGGATCTAATCGGGACGCGGCCCAATGATCGACAAGCGTTCATTGCTGACGCAGTTGACGGGCTGGCATCGTCGCCTCAAGCAGGAGCAGAACCTCTCGCGCAAGCGCTACTGGCGATCTCGCGCAGCATCCCAAAGGAGCGTAACACCCGCGCCCGAGCGCAAGCAGCACTTGAGGCTGTATTGCCGGGTGTGCCGCTCGCCGAGATCCCGAAAGTCGTCGCGTCTGAGGCTGCTCAGAAGGTGATGGCTGACCTTGAAGCTGGAGTCACCGATGCCCCTACTGCGCCGTCCGCAACCACCACCCCCGCCAGCCCGCTCACCGCTCGCCGGTCGCGGGGCAGGCCCGCCGGGATCACCAACGAAACCCCCTTCACTCATGTCGAGCGGCCCCTCGCAGCAGGGGAGTCTCTCCCCACCAGTGGAGGGCTTGGGGGGCTCGTCGGCCAACTCGTTGGACCAGGGCCTGCAGCGAGTAATGCAGCACCTGTACAGCAACCCCGAGGTGGCCTACGTGCTGGGGTCAATCAAGAAGGGCCTGTCGCAGGTGGACGTCGCGGCTCTCTCCGAGGAAGACAA